GATGTTGGCTATTTTGAGTGGTCAGCTCCAACCGATGAGATTTCGCTCGAAAATGCAGCTTTTGCAAATCCCGGCCTTGGGATAACAATCCACCCGGATAACATCCGAGCGGTTTTCAATGATCCTCCCGATGTTGTAATGACAGAGGTTTTGAATCGATGGGTTCAGACAATCTCCAGCGTTGTGGGTGCCAAAGAGTGGCAAGAGTGTGGCGATGAGTCGATTGATCTCGATGAGGACAAGCTCACATGGATGGCCATTGACATTTCACCAGACAGAAAACACGCGGCATTGGTTGCAGCTCAAAAGCTTGGATCAGAGTCATTTGTCGTGAAGCTGTTGCATACATGGGAAAACACAATCCAGCTGGATGATCGGGCAATTGCCAACGATGCTGCCTCGTATTGCCGCAAATACCCAATTGAGTATTTGTTGTACTCACGGCGCACATCGGGAGCTGTTGCAGCGCGTATGCAGCCAGCCGGTATCCCAATCCATGACATGGACAGCGATTATCCTCAAGCTTGTGATGAGCTTTTGGGTGCAATCAATTCGGGTAGGTTAAAACACCGAAATCAATCATCGCTAACAGAGCAAATCCTTTCAGCTGTGCAATTGCGCCGTGGTGATGGTGGATGGGTTATTGGAAGGCGTGCCAGCGGCACAGCCGTTTGTGCAGCCGTAGCAGCCGCGCTCGCAACACACTTTGCGACACGCCCAGAAACCGAAATCGACATTTTAGTGGGTTGATGCTTGACATTTTGAGAAAATCCTCTCATGGGATTATTCGATCGAAAGCGCACCATTGAAACTGTCGCGATTCAGCGCGGTGCTGATGTAGCTGCACAAATTGGGCCAGCTCCAACGCTGGATGCATTTTTCCCATTTGGTGGAGCTGATTACATTGCAAGCCGCGAGGAAGCAATGAGCGTGCCGGCGATAGCTCGTGCACGCAACATGATTTGTTCATCCATTGCAACAATTCCAATGATCACTCGCGACAAAACAACAGGTCAAATTGTTGATCAACCTGTTGTGATTTCCGATCCGGACAAGCGAGTACCAGGAGCAGCATCATGGGTGTGGGCGTGCGAGGATTTATTATTCACAGGATTCTCGTATTTTCAGATCATCGATCTTTTTGCTGATACAGGTCGCGTGCGCCAAATGTGGCGCGTTGCTCCAAATCGTGTCGGCGTTTTTCTCAATGACAAAGGCACACAGATTGAGTATTACACAGTAGATGGAACTCGTGTGCCAATGTCTGGTGTTGGCTCACTCGTTGTGTTTTATGGCAACGATGAAGGATTATTGAATCGCGCTGGTCGCACAATCCGTGCTGGTGCAGAGCTTGAGAGAGCAGCTGCAATGTACGCAAAAGAGCCTGTGCCATCGATGGTTTTGAAATCAAATGGCACAGCATTGCCAGCTGATCGCATTGCAAAACTTTTGGATGCATGGGGCGCAGCTCGTAGAAATCGCGGCACGGCTTTTCTTAATGCCGATGTTGAATTGACAACAGTTGGATTTTCTCCAGAGCAAATCGGCCTCAATGCCGCTCGCGAAATCATTGCAACAGAATTAGCTCGAGCCGTGGGAATTCCGGCCTACTTTATTGATGCGCCGACTGGATCATCCATGACCTATGCAAACGCCCAAACGGCGCGTCAAACTTTGTTGGACTTTTCGCTTTTGCCGCTGATGAACAGCATTGCCAGCCGTTTATCAATGCCAGATTTCACGCCATCAACACAGCGCGTGGAATTTGATCTCAAAGCGTACTTGCGCGGATCAGAAAAAGAGCGTGCAGAGATTTACAAGATTTTGTTTGAAATCGGTGCAATTACTACTCAGGAAATTCGACAAATGGAGGACATGATTTCATGAAGCTAACAACACCAATGCAAATCACGGCGGCTGATTCAGATTCACGCACAATCACCGGTCGCATTGTTGCTTTTAATGAGCACGCAAATGCATCGACCGGCAAGGTTGTTTTTGCTCGTGGATCAATTCAGCCACAGGATGTTTTTTTGAATCTTGAGCATGACAACACACGCCGAATTGGCAAGAGCATTGCCATGAGTGTGAACGACAAAGAAATGACAGCAACTTTCAAAATTGCTAACACAACAGCTGGAACAGATGCATTGACAGAGGCGATGGAAGGCCTACGCGATGGATTTTCAATTGAATTGGCTGTGGACAATTACGAAATGCAAAAGGACGGCACAATGAAGGTCATCAATGGCCAGCTCACAGCCGTTGCATTGGTTACGGAGCCGGCTGTGCGATCAGCTCGTGTCTCAGAGGTAGCCGCATCAGAGGATTCTGAAACTCACGAAGTATCAGATACAACAAACCCAAATGAAGGAGACAAAGTGGAAAACACTACCGAACAAGTCACCGCTCCTGCCGTTGAACCGGTAGCAGCTCCAGAAGTCGCCGCACCAGTACAGGCATCGCGCCCGGCTTACTACACAGCACCACGCTCACCAATCGTGGACAAGGTTTCATACCTTGAGCACTACCTCAAGGCAAGCATTTTGCATGATGAGGATTCACGCCAGTATGTAAAGGCAGCAGATAACACAACATCAACAGCTCCGGGCATGGTGCCAACACCACAGAGCACACAGGTTGTGAACGCTCTTGCAAATGCAGATCGCGGAACAATCGATGGCATTAGCCGTGAAACTCTTGTGAGCGAAGGCATGACCTTTGAGATTCCTCGCGTTACAGCTGTTCCAACAGTTTCAGCAATTGCAGAAAATGGCGCAATTACAGAATCATCACTTTCAGCCACATACCTTTCTGTATCTGTTCAGCCTTTCAAAGGCCGTGCAATCTCAACTGTTGAATTGATCGATCGCAGCCGTCCAGAATACTTGACAGCATTGCTTCAAAATCTCGAATTTGCGTATGCAAAAGAGACAGATGAGTACGCATTGGCAGCAATGCAAGCGGCAGTCACTACAACAACAGCACAGGCAGCAAATTCAGCGACCGGATTCCTTGGATACACATCTCAGGCAGCTTCCGCTGTTTATCAGAATTCACTTGGATTTGCTCGCTCATTGATCGTTTCTCCAACACAATGGGGCAACATCATGGGTTACAACGACAACGGCACACCACTTTACAACGCAGCACAGCCATCAAATCAGGCTGGCGATGTTCGCGGTGACAGATTACAAGGCCGAGTCTCACCGGGTCTGAATCTTTATGTTTCACGCTCATTTGGTAACGCTGGAACAACAACAGCCGCCGGCGATTCTTCAATGGTAGTTGTAAACCCAGATTCATACACATGGTACGAATCTCCACGCTTTACGCTACGCACAAACATCAACAGCGATGGAACAATTGACATCCTCTACTACGGCTATGGCGCACTAGCTGCCAAGGTGCCAAATGGTGCACAGTTCAACAACCTCGCTTAATTAACAATCAATCATCGATGGCGGTCGCTCCCGAACGCTGTTGATACGAAAGGAACCGAGATGCCAGCAATTGTCACAGCCTCACAGCTGAGGTCTATTCTTGGTGTCTCGGTTTCTTTGTATTCGGATGCACAGCTCGACTCATTTATTGATTCAGCTGAACAAACGATTTTGCCTTTACTTACGCAATACCAATCATCGGTGACTTTTGCCAATGTGAGTGATTCCGTCATTTATTTCACCACAATGCGGCCAAATTACTTTGTGCCGGGTCAATCTGTTGTTGTTACCGGGGCCGGAGCTTACAGCGCGACTTACACAGTCACCGATGATCGGATTGAGCCTTACACTTTCACAGCTGCAACAGCGGCGGCTGATCGTGACTATCCATTGCCGTTTATTCCAGCGGCAACAGCAACATTGAGCGGTGGATCGGCAGCGGCTTTGTACGCATCCACACCACCAATTGAAAATGCAATCTTGGTTGTGGCGGTTGAAATTTTCCAGAGCATTACAGCTCCCGGCAACCAAATCATGTCAGATAATTTTCAGCCGGCACCATTTGTGCTCGGCCGCAGCTTGACCAATAGAGTAATCGGCCTCTTAGGCCCATTTATTGATGTTGAAACGATGTGCCAATGAGCATCGAATCAGCGATCCGCACACCTCTCAAAAACTCACTTTCATCAATTGCCGCCAATGTGTACAACGGCATCCCAGAGACGATGACCAGCCCATCAATTTGCTTGATTCCGGCTGCACCTTATTTGGAAAGCGTTTTGATTGGAAAGAACACGACAAAGGTCAAGGTCAATCTGACTGTGACTGGTGTTGTGACTTATGCCAACAATGCCGCAGCTTTGGACAATCTCGAAACATTGATGATTTCAATCATTGCAGCAATGCCAAATGGTTATGAAGTCGGAAATGTAAATCAACCTCAACCTTTGGAAGTCGGTGCCGGTAAGTACCTCACGGCCGATCTCCAAGTATCCACATACTACAACCAATAGGAGAAAACATGGCCACAACAATC